TCCCAAAAATGTTGATAATTGTGATCTAGCTTGGTATTCATTTACAATTTGTCCATATTGAAAAAACGACTCTTCAAAGCATGCAAAAATTTGTTTTTTTGTTAATTCAACTGACAGGATATCGTCGCCGAGCTTTCTCTTGACAAAAGTAACTAGCTTATCAGCGTCAGATTGAAAGTCTGTATCGGTATCAAACGCACCAAAAGGCGTGGGATTAGTTGTATTAGCAAATGTTGTCACAGACACTCTCCAGAAACTCTACAATAGTAAATATAAAGAAGTAGAAGTTGAGTCCCATAAGAAAGAAATGAATACAAAAAAGGTGCCCCGATTGAGGCACCTCTTCTGCAATAAAACTAAATAAGCTTATTTGAATTATACTGTTGTTTCGGGAGGACCTGCTACTCCTGATAGGCCTAGGATTATCCAGCCAATGGAGCCGTCAACGAATTGCAATGTTGCTCTATCGCCTGCATCGGCAAAAACAATAGTTGCCCAGCCAGACGCAGTGGTCGGTGTGAGTGTTCCGTCTCCGCCGTCTGATGCAAGATGAATATGAATTACCTGCCCGGGTGTTCCGTTTGCAAGAGTAAGGGCTTCGGCGCCGCTTGTTGTCATTGCACAAACCGCATGAGTTAGTGGGACAGGTAGCGTTGCTGCGGCTTTTGTTGTTGAACCGGGCTTTACATAAAAGCCATTTGCGAATCCAGATCCGGATTCTTGAACGAGACCTTTGGCGGCCGTATATGTTACCTTTGGCATAATTATTCTCCTTTTTTTGTCTGCATGATTCCGATGCGGTGGCAGGGTCACCTATATGCTATGCACCGGGCCTATCACTAACTATAGAATCAAAGTAAAAATATTACTTCCACAACCATTTATTTTAAAGACTTTTCTTTCTTTGGCTATTTCTTTTTCAGACTTGCCATTTTTTGCCCTAAACTGGAACCTGTCATATCGAACTTTTCCGTCTGTGTACCAATAATCAGGGCCGGTATCTTTTTTGAACTCAAATCCGGCGGTGAGATATCCGTCGCCATTTCCAAATCTTAGGTCGGCATAAGTTACAATACCTGTGTAGTTCTCAGACTTGGCCCAGATTGATGCTTTCTTAAGAAGCCTAGTTAACCCACCTGTCACGTTTGTATTGATCTTAGACGCAAATCTGGAGATCTCTGTCATACCTTTATACTTCCCGTGTCGAGGGCGTCTCAGTGACAGACAGAGAACCAGTTCACTTCTATAAAATAATCCGAATCTTATTGTTGACGGAACATACCCAGAAATGTGATTTCTTTCGAAGAACTCTTTAGCTTCTTTTACTTTTACTTCTCTGATTTCACATTTTCTTGCAAATATCTTTTGATCAATTAAGCCTAATCGATTTTTAATCATTGACTTGCAAATTTCTTTTTTATGAATCCACTCATCGCTGAAAATATGAATTAAGTTTATTCCTTTTTTCTTGGCGTCAAGCTTTTTATTTAGATAGTATCTTCTATTTTTGATTCCATCGTTTAGAATTCCGTGAAAGTATAGACCGTTGTGCTCAATGGCAAGATTTTTGGATGGGACAAATACGTCAATTTCTTTTGGTGAAAGAACAGATCGGTCATTGTATTCTACATTTTCTCCGAGTGATTCTATGAATTTACCAATTTCTTTTTCAGCTTGCGAGGTTCCTACCGGATTACAAGCCGGGCAGAGTGATCCTCTTTCAAATGCTTGTAATGTTTTTTTGGATACTTCGTTGCATTTCTTGCATTTAAATTCTAAATACTGACTTTGACGAGAGAAATAGTCATCATAGCTTGTTAGTAGCTCAAATTCTTCTTCTCTATCTTTTATTCTGTTCTCAAACTCAAACCGTGAAACAATCTTTGTGAATCGCATTTTATTTATTGATTCATCTGTGTGTCTTTTTCCAAAGAATGGATTACCTTTGCCAGACATTTTGACGGATTGTTCTTGTATTCTACTATCTGTTTCTTTTGTCTTTCCTTTGTTCCACGCCTGGGCTTTTCCGCCTTCTTTTCCGGCGATTGACGAGGCAACTTTTGAACAGTTCTTGCAGAATCTTTTGAATCTATAAGCTACGTATCTGGTTTCTTCTCCGCAATTTTCGCATTGAGGTTGAGATCCATTGTAGAAATAATTGATTGTGTATTGTCTAGAATTCATCTTATGCTCTTTTCGAACATGATTGGAAAACTTTTTGCCTTCGGCTTCGTGACTACATATTTGACATATCATGTATCATTATACCCTTTAACGGGCTAGTGGTATAGGAACAAACAAAAGAAAAGGGACCCCGAAGAGGTCCCTTTCCCAAGGTTTTGAAACCGTTTTAGATCTTAATAATCTTAGATTACGTTTAGATCTGCAACCGTCACCGTTCCGTAGAAGTCAGCTCGAACCATTTTCTTACCGTAGCGAGTCATAACACCCTTGCGCGGGGTGAAATCCTCTGGTGCGAAGATTGTAGGAGTAACGATGAGAGGTACGTAAGGAGCATATACGTAGCCAGTCTCAAGGTAGCTGCCGCCCTTATAGCCAACAAGAATCTTGTTGCGTGGGAAGTAGGGGTCCTTGTAGACTGTGAAGCGGTTGCTCAATGTACCGACCTTCTCAGCGCCAAGACTAAATGGTGTCTTAACCTGACCGTCGCCATCAAGGCTGATTGATGCACGATAGAGAACAGAAGCCTCAAGCATTGTGCAGACATCAGGTGATGTTACGATGAAGTTAGCAGAACCACGGAGTGTCTTGCGGTGGATGGTGTTTGCAACGTCGATGATTGTCTCAGAGAGAGTCTCATACCATTCGCGAACTGTACCTGTGAAGCGTGGGCCTGCTGCGAGTGAATCGCTAAGCTTAACTTCAAGGCCTGTTTCCTTGTTGAGGAACTTACCTGGAGCACGTGACCAGTAGAGGTTTGCACCACGAGCCTCTGTAAGGAGGTCGTTTAGAATCTCACGGTCAATCTCTAGGGCAACCTGCTCAGAGAGGATCTGTGTTAGCTCAACCTCAGCATCGAGTGAGTGATAAGCGTTAAGATCCTGTGCGAGCTCTGGTGACCAGCGAGCACGTAGCTTACGTGTTGCGGCTGTAACTGCGATTGACTCAACCTTGATGTCGATCTCTGGGATGACTGGGGAAGGAGTTGAACCGAAGTCAGACTCAAATGAAGGAATGGTAAGGGTTGAACCAGAACCGCTCTCTACATCTAAAGAGTCACCAACTGCACATGACATTGTCAAGAAGTTATTTGCTGCGCCGGCTGCGCTACCACCTTGATATGCACCTGAAACGACGACTAGCAATGCTGCATTAGTAGTTGAAGTTGTTACAAGCGGATTAGATGTCCATGTGTTGTTAGAGTTATCGAATGTACCAATCTGGTTCAAACGACGAAGGTTGAGGATGTTTCCGCCGCCCTGCCACTCGTCACCGAATGACTTGAGACCGGTCTTGCCGGAGCCGTGACCATCGCGCTGAGCAGAGAATAGTGAAATATCCTTTACGTTAGTAAGGTCAGCTTTGTCCCAAATGCTGTTTGTAATATCAAGAACAACAAACTGGAAACGTCCGTCGTTAATGCCCGCTGCATCACCCTCGATCTTTGAAAGAACCTGCGGGTCAAACTGTAGAAGCTTGGCATCTGAACCTGTTGCGTGACAAAGAGCAGGTGCTGCAGTTGTTGCATCAGTTAGTGAAGCATTTGATCCGAATGATCCAGAGAAAAGAACAAGTGCAGGAGCAACTGCTGAAGAACTGTGGACCTTAGAGTAGGAAGCACCTACCAAGTCATATTGTCCGCCGGCGGCTGTAGATCCTGAACGTACACCCTTACCTGTTGGGTTGTTATAAATTGATTGTCCACGCTTAAATGTTTGAGCGTCATTGGTTGATCCTGCATCACCTGTTGAAAGTGAAGAGTCACCACCGACGTTTGAACCGTAGGTATAATCAAGATAGAAGAGCAGTCCAGAAGGAAGGCTCATTGGCTGGATTGATACCAGCTCGTTTGCGACTAGTCCACCGAATACACGACGAACGATTGGGAATGCGATGTTAGAAAAACCGCGAAGATCACCTGAAGCTGATCCTGCACCGCCACCTGTACCAACAGAGCTTTGCTCTCTTAGTAGCTCTGCAGTCTGGTTCTCAAGCAAGCGAGCCATGTTCTCTCGCTTTGTTGCTTCCAGCCCACGTAGGAGTCCTGTGCGTGACCACTTCTCGACCAATCGGGAATTTTCCTCACCCATATGACGTGAGCGAATTCCTTCTGCTAGCACGTCTAGTGAAAACTTAGACATTTTTGTCTCCTTATAGTTTTAAAGTTTTCTTTACTTTATGCCTGCGAGCAATGCCCAACGTCCAGCTTCTTTGGATTCGTTAAGGTTCATTGATGCAGACTTGGTTGGACGACTTGCGCCGCCGATATTGCGAGAGGAAGTTTTATCCTCAGCGCGTCTACTAAATGACTCTGTAAGAGTCTTAAATAGAAGCTTTACCTCTCGCAAGCTTGCAGCATCGTCGAGTGTCTCTATCGCCTGGGCACGCTGGCCTTGGTTTAGTTCACTATTCATTAGCAGCTTATTGGTGTAGAGCAGCTTCGCATTAAACAAGTTCATTTCAGCAAGTTGAGCTTTAAGCTCTGTTACTGCCTCTTCATACTTGTCTAGCTTTTCACGTAATGCGTCATTTTGCTCATCGGCGACGGGCATTGTTGTGTCAGTTTCTTCATTAATATTAGTTTCGGTATCTTCGGAAGTATTCATAAGATTAGCTAGCTCTTCGCGCAGCATGTTCTCGTCAATTTCAAGAACTGTGTCATCACTTAGTGACTCCATCATATCTTCTTCTTCCTCTTCGTCGAGGGCCGCGACTGCCTCAAGATCTTCCTCTTCTTCAAGAACATCTTCTGCTTCCTCCTCGTCGAGTTCCATAACTAGTGCGTCGAGGTCAAGTTCCTCTTCCTCTTCTAGCTCCTCTTCCTCGACCTCTTCCTCGTCAGAAACTTCAAGATCATCTGATTCTTCATCAGAGAGCTCTTCATCTCCCTCTTCTGCTTCCTCTTCTACCTCTGGAAGTCTAACTTCAACATCCTCAGGTGCGTCAACATCTCCGAGGTCTAATTCGATAGTTATAACTTCCTCAGATAGGAGGTCTTTAAGTGATCTCTTCATTTCTTTAATCTCCTTTTTAAAATCTGTGATTTGATCTTGTGAACTTTTAATAGCATGCTCGAATATATCCATGCTATCTGTAGTCTCCATTTCTTCTGTTAGTTTGTTTACTGCCTTGTCGGAAATAGCAACAAGCGCAATATATTTCTGTAGTTCTTTTTCATCTAAGCTAGCCGGATTAATTGTTCGTATATTTCCAAGCATTTCATTTAATGCATCAATATATTCGTTACATTCTTTGACTTTATTTGCAGTAAATAAAATTTTAGACTCTTTAGTTTCAGCTTCGCTAATATTTGAATCGTCTATCTCGTTACTACTGTCATTATCTATATCCTGCTTTTCTTCAAGAAGATGCTTAAGTTCTTCAACAGACTCAGGTGTAAGATCAAATTCTTGGCTAGCATCATTGTCTGTCTTGGGCATAGAATCTTCAATAATAGAATTATCGTCTTCTAAGTCCTCACCCAGGATTTGCGATTCTATTAACTCTCTAATTTGAGGAGTTATAGACTCAATAATTGCATTTTTTGCATTTTGCTCCGCAATTTCACGGAGCTGTTTTGCATCGGCAATGGCTTGTTCATAAAGATTACTTGACATAAAATTCCACCTATCCACACTGTTAAATATGATTATTCAAAGAAAAAGTCCCTTTAAGAATCTTTAAGTATTCTTCTTTTTGCAAGATTCTTTTTTCTTCTTTTGATTTCTGACTTGGAAACAAACCTCGAAAGATATCTTTCTCTTATCTCTTTTTGCAAGCCAGAGTTTTTACACATTCTCTTAAATCTTGCTACTAATTTATCGGGATGTTCACCATGTTTTGCGCGAACAACAGCCCCATATTCAAAATCTCTTTTTTTATTAAATTTCTTTACCATCTTCTTCTGCATATAGTTTTATAAAATCCACCAAGGAGGGTGGTATTCTTTTGTTGGTTTTTTTTGAGGCAAAAGTTTGAGCTTTTCCGCCAATATTCATTCCGATCGTTTTGCCGCTCCTTGTTTTGTAAATTCCTGCTCCATTACCCATTGCAGAAAACTTACTGGTGCCACCTAGCGATGTATTACCACTGAGCCCTTTTACAATATCATTTAATTTTACTTTTTTATTTTGTTCGTACAAATCAAGGCGCGTTGCCCAATTAACAAATGCACCGCGGTCGACCCAGTTACTAGAAAATGGATCATTTTTGTGAGCAGGGCCGCCTATTTTAATATTGATCTTTTTCTTTAGTTTTAGAGAAATATCTTCACCATCTTCATCATTGATTTCTTTTGCAGGTTCGTCATATGGAAAACCGGGGGCTTTTGAAAGTGTTGTTCCAACTGATGGTTTGGTTTTAGCTCTTGATGAGACCGCACCGTAGCTACCTGGTGATTTTACATCAGATCTCAAAGAAATATATCTTTCATACAAAAATGATGTCATAATAATGCTTTAGCTTTGTGGCGAGCTAACTCCCAAACCGTAAGATCCCATTCTTAATAATGAAATATCTTGAGAAGTAACTTTTGGATTTTTTAATCCATCTCCAGAAAAGTCGCCGCCGCCCGGCCTATTTGGAATAACAATGTTTTCTTGTTCACCTGCATCATTTGGTGCAGCAACATTAGGAACATATGGGCTGGCTACTTGATTTCCCTTATTGTCTTTTGATACAGCATTTAAATCTGGTGCGTCAACAAAATCTCTACTAAATGAATTTAATCCAAACCCGCTTCCTTTTTGGCCTTCTCCAGCAAGAGTACCATCAAGACAAAGATCTTCAAATTTTTGTTTTACCTCAGCATCTCCTGCTGCAGAATAAATTGGTGACTTGGGAAATGCGTCACGAAGTTGCTCATCATTTCTATTTCCTGGCAAACCTGGATTTTGCGGTTTGTTAACTTGAAATATATTTCCCATACTTGAGTGCGAAAAATTTGATCCGGCCATAGTATTCTCCTATCACTAGTAAGTATAGAGTCTTTAAATTAAATTCAAGATGTTTCATCAAAAGCTAGCATTGCCCAATTTGATGAACCTTCAAATAAATCTGTGGGATTGGAGGCAGCAGCGGCATGTGTTGCACGATCTGCCCCAGGGGGAACAGGAACTGTTGATGAGTGCTGCAATTGCTCTTGTAGCGTAGTTTTTGCTGTATCTGTAAATATAGATTGCATAATCGGATCTTTAGTAATTCCTTCAACAGTGCTGCTAATTTTTTGATCAAGATTTTTATCAAACTTAATTTTATCAAGTGCGCTTGGTCTTGCTGCTCGAGCTCTTTTTTTTGTTTTTTTAGCTACCGCTCTAGTCTCAGATATGACTTGGGCTTCGCTACCTAACCCTTCTGCTAGTACTTCAAGCAAACATTCTTTAACTAGGTTTTTAAGCTGTGTTTTAGTAATTTTCATTATAGTTTTATTTCCTAACCTACACCATCATACTCTGACGAACCTGTCAAAACTGGAAATTGTCTATGATTTATTGGTGAAAGCCCGGCAAAAATTGAAAATCCACTATTGACGGCGCCATCTCTTCTGAAGTAAAGTTCTTTGCATCGTATTTCTAATCTTGGCGTTGTAGATCCGCTAGATAGGATAAAATAGTTTTTTCTTTCGGCAGGATTAACATCTTCACCATTTACTTGATTAGAACCCGTAACGCCACCTTTGGCACTTACTCCGTTATCTGTAAATCCAATTCTAAGATCATTTCCTGCTGTTTCTTTGACAATAAAAAATCGTGTTGCGCTAGGAAACTTAACTCTAATAGCAGTAGTTCCTACTTCACTTCCTGCTGACGTTGTTACAAATGGTACAGCAGATAATTGATATGATGCAACATCTGATGGGCCTGCTTGCGGATAATTAAGAGGCATTATTTATCTCCATTCCACTCTAAGATCTTGTTCATCGATCTATTGATTTTATCGTTTTTTCCAAAATATGATTGAACACTCAAAATTTCATCTTGAGAAAGTTCTCTTGCTTCTTTCATAACAAAGGCTCCTGGCGTTGATGGCTCAGAAACGATATCCCAACAAATAAGCTGGAAGTCATCTTGCACTACTTGATGTCCTCCCTGTGTTTTTGTTGATCCCACTCCTCGAGATGAAATACCGATTTTGACACCAGATTCAACTAGGCTTTTGAGTATTTTTCCTGCGGGTGTATCTAATACTTCAAGCGTCCCAAGGCATACATCGCCCTCCATATGCGCCTCTCTAATGATATGAGAAACATTTTTGAGTTCGACAACAGAGGTATCAGGATGATCAAGTTCTCCGAGGGCACGACCTTCTTCAATAAATCTTTGATAGTTTCTAACTTCTCGTGCCAAAACTGCTAGCGGATAAACTCTTCCGTTTTGATTTAATGTGTCAGCTTTTTGGAGTATTCCTTTCATAAGAAATTTTCCATCGCTTCTTTCATCTTGTTCTTTAACTAATTGAGAATTATACTCAAAAGGTATATATTCAGCTAAGAGTTTCATTCTTTAACTCCTTTTAAATTTTCATTAAGTTCAACAACTTCAAGCGCCTTTGAGACAACACTGTCAGTTAAGTCATCAACATTAAGATCTTTAATGTTTTCTATTACACCTTTTGCTCTTTTGATAAAGTAGTCATTTTGTGTATCGGCATACTCTTCCAAAGATTTTGCTGTTGACTCACAAATTAAATTAATTTTTTGACAAAGAACTTCTTTATTTTCTTCAATTGCGTATAGATTAATAATTTCAGATTGAAGACTATTAAGATTAGACTCATATTTTCTTTTTAGCTTATCAGTAGCAACTTTCACTACTAAGCTATCAATATCTGGATTAACTTCTTCTGATTTTATTTCTTCTTTTTCTCGAGATAGAGATTCGAAAATTAGTTTTTCATACTTTACGACAGTGTTGACGTCTAAATCTTTTTCTTGACGCCAGTATTTGATAAGCATTGATGCAGTAGCGTAAGATTTATATTGAGGAACTGACTCTGTGTATACAGCTTGCTGGCCAAATGTATGATTTATTTCTTTTATTAGATTGTCTTTTTCAATCTTTAGTGCCTTTGAATCAAATCTTAAGGCAGCATTTCTTGCTTCTTGCAAAACAGCAGATGCAACTACTTCAGATCCTACAGGAACATTTACCATAGCATTAATTAGTCTATACTCCTTGTGAAGCTCTGTCCCAGCAGCAAAATACTTTTTAATAATAGATTTAGAAATATTTGCATTTGTATTATCACCCTCAACCAAGGAACGAGATATTTTTCTTATTAAAAACTCGTATAAGAGTCCAGAGTTTCTTTTTTTATTATGTCTTGCCATTAATATCTCCCTCAACGAGTAAAGCAGAAGACTTGTCTATATTACCTATGCTTTTCTCAAGACTTTTTATTGTTTGTTTAAGCTGTGAATTCATTTGATTCTGGACCTGTGTTTGATTTTCAAATCTCAAAGCTGTCCCAAGAACAACCTCTCTATCATCAACAGCATTATTAGTATATCTTTCTTTTCTTGGAGTCGTTGTTCTAGTTCCTAAGTGAAATGATCTTTGATCAAACGGTCCAGATTTTCTAGGTAGGCTTCCTGGCTTTCTTTTTCCAGCAGCATTTTTCACAGTTGAGCTTGGCTTAATTGAAGAGTCAGATTGATTTTTCTCTTTTTCTGGTTCGGGATTATCTGTCCCGAGAAGCAGATTATCATCTTTTTTAATTTCTCCTGCCTCAAGCTCCTCTTCTCCAGTCGCTGGGGATTCTTCGCCCGCAGGTTCTTCAAAGCCAGGTACCTCGTGACCTTCTTCTCCGCCTAAAGTAATTGCCTCAACTTCAAGATCGCGAAGTTTATCTTCTTCTCTTTGCTTTTCAACTAGTTCAATTTCTTCATTTGTCATCCCTAAGACTTTTTTACGAAGATAATCTCTTGAAAGCATTCCTTCGGGTGATTGTCCAGCAATCTCAAATTTAGTTCTAAAAAGTTCAAGTTTTTGTTGCTGTGCAATTGTTGACGGATTAGAAAGCTTAAGTGAAAAATCGATTAAATCATCACCATCAAATCCGCAAGAGTATAAGTGAATTGCAGCAATTTTATTAAGCTCAGATATAAGAACTCTTTGAATTTTGTTAATAGTTCTTGAGAATCTAATATCCTCTTGTGCAAGAGTTGCCTTGCTAGATAGTGCCTCATCATAACCCAGGTATGCTTTTGGAACCTTGAGAGCAGCAAATAATTTCTTTTGAATATATTCAACGTCTTCAATAGCAGTCGTATTTGTTCCTCCTGCTAAAGTATCAATTGCTGTTCCATCACCCTGGCCACGAACTGGAAGAAAATAATCTTCATCAACACTGAGCGGGTTATATCTCAAATCGACGCGTCCGGTTTTCTTATCAATAACTTGATTGCTTCGAAGAGCAGACTTTGCTTGTTGCATATATGTTTCTACATCTTCGGGCGGAACGTTCCCTACGTCAATTTTGAATACTCTTCGTTCAGGTGATCGGATCACTCTGTATACAAGCATTGCATCTTCAATGAGAATAAGTTGGCGCCAAATTCGTCGAGCTGGTTCAATAACTGATGAACCGTATGGAAGAAATGCGTCGTTTCCCAGAAGCCTAAAATGTGCGATCTGCCAGTTTTCTAGAACTCTGTTTCCTTGTGTAATCCACCGAAAGCGCACTGCCATTGGATCTTCTGGATCAAATCCTTCTTCTCTTTCAATTTCATTGACAGGAACAGGAATCCCGTTCATTACGCCGTCTTCTGGAGAGATATCAAGGAATAAAAAGAAATCTCCATACTTACAAAGATTTCTAACCCAGGGATTTAAATTGAAGTCAACATTAAGATTATCATAAAATAACTCTTCTAATGTTTTTCTAATCTTATCATTCTCAGAATAAATATGAAGAGATCGACCTGTCTCATCTTGTGAGCAGGATTCATCGGCGTAGATATCTAGTGCACTCGAAAGTTCAGGTGTTGCTTCCATTTCTTGGAAATCTGCATATCGAGACATTCTATCGTACATTCCGTATGCACTAATAGCATTTGAATATACGTGACTCTGCGATTTTTGAAACTGCTGCAGTAACGAGCCCATATTCGGGGCTCGAGTTGCACGAACTTTTCTTTTGATCAGGGGCCCTGATCTAAAAAGTCTCGTTAGTCTGTTGAAAAAATTATCGTTGTCGGCCATTGATTAAACCGCTCCTACATTAGTGGTAGTGAGCACTACGAAGTATAAATATAACCTTTTGGTGATTTTGTAAAGCTATTTAAGCAACCAATCATAATCTCTTGCAGGATTTTTCTTCATTCCTCTACCTCTATACTCCTCTTGCTTTACAGGCTTCCAGGGATTATTTGGAAACGGCGAGGGCGTTTCTTGATTAATAATAGGGTCTGCAGACGTTGTATCTCTTGACATTGCTGCTAGCATTGCCTTGTTAAGATCTGCATTTGAAGATGTTCCTCCACCATAAATATCAAATAACCAACCGCCAATTGCAAGACTCATAACTAAGTCATCATGCTGACCTTTCATCGCCTGGGCTTTTTGACCTTTCCATACGAATGTTTTCATTTCTTCATAAAGACGCTGGGAATAACTCTTGAGCATCTTATTTCTTATTATCTCTTCTAGCTTTGAGATAATTTGAATTCTTGAATGTCCTTGTGTTGAAAATCCGGGTATTTCATTCACAGAAGATGGCGTGTAGCCACCCAGATAGCCTCCTGCGGACTTTTGATAAAACATGTTAGGATAATCAAGGTCTTTAAGCTTCATTACCGTTGTATAGCCAAACGTGTTATTCTCAGGGGCAAGTAAAGCATTGTTATACATACGTCCCACCTCATCAAGCATTTCTCCAAATCTATCTGGGGGCACTTTTCCTTTATATTCAGCTACGATCTCTGACGTTGTTACGTCTATCACGTGGAATGTTGAATAATCTTTTGCATCACCTCTTGCAACGTCTGCAGACATGACGTATTTGTGTGCTGAAAGCGGGAACTCCCAAATCCAGCAATTTCTATCATGAAACTTTCTGTCTCTTGGTGGGCGTATCGACTCTCTCATCCACTCAAGGTGGTCCATTTGCAAGAATGTCTCACCTGATGCTACAAAGTCACAAAGCAACTCCTGCGCAATTTGACGCTTAGACATGTTTTTAGTCTCAACATCAAACCATTCTTCGTCTCTTTCTGGGTGTACATGCCAGGGAAGATTAATAGGGTTAAACTTGTTTTCACCCTGGATTGCCTCTGTATAAAGCTTGTGGTATTGACCACCAACTCCATTTGGAGTAGATAAAATAATTGCGTCTCCGCCTGTTGATAGTGTAGGATATAAACCCATCCACAAAGTATCAAAGTTTTTAACAAATGCAGCCTCATCAATGATTAGAAGGGAAAGCGCCTCTGAGCGTCCTGCATCATCTGATGTTGGCACTGCCTTGACAACTGAGCCGTGACTAAATTCGATTGTTTGTTTGTTGTCACCCGTTACTTGGGGAAGTACGAGCCAAGCTGGTAAAGCACGAAGCATTACTTTTACTTTTTTAATAAAGTTTTGTGCAACGGCGAGTTTTGTTGCAATAATCAATATGTTCTTATCACGCTGAAAGATAGCCATCCAAAGCGCGTATGCAGCAACTAAAGTTGAGAGCCCAAGCTGTCGAGACTTTAAAACAATATTAAATCGATTGTCTTTAAAATCAATTAAACAGTCATCTTGAAATTCATATGTATCAAACGAAACTAGGCCGCGAGTTGCATGCTGGATCTTTACATACTTGTTCATAAAGTATCGCGGATCTTTTCCGCAACGAATGATCTCTTTTACTTGTTTTTGCTTGCTAAGTGCCTGTCTCGACATTAGACACTCACGTTATAAACTGTATTCCGTCTATAATAAACAGTGCGATGTGGACTGTTGGGATTGTAGTTAATTAGCTCGATACTATCTGTCGTCTTTTCTTTGTCTTCCTTGAGCTTAAGCGTTTCTTTTGTCGCAGACTTGAATTCTTTTTTAAGATTTGAAATATAGTCTCTAACTAAAGAAATTGCTTCTCTTTCAGCTTCATCAGAAACCTTATGCCCTGCAAGAGATAAACGACTTTCATGCTCAGCAATGTTTATAATAGTTACAAACTTAACAATGAGCTGATCTTCACCTGACTCACCTGAAAGATTTGATTTGATTGATCGGCCGGCAGGAACTTGATATCCTGTCTCCCCTGTTGATGAGTATCCGAATGATGTGTCAATTAGCTGCCCAATTGCATTTACTTGTTCTACTGATAGCATATTTTTACCTCTGTTGGTGTTATTAATTATAGCGCAAACTTATAATTTTAATCTAGGGACAATTTTACTTCGCTTTTTTATTTCTTTTTTTATTATATTCTTATCTGGGCGCCAACCATCTTTCCATTTTTTCTTATTTGGGCCCTCGGCCCAAGTAATCCCACATTCTTGACAGCACTCATATTCATTCCAGTATTGTGTGTCAGATGATGTTGTCATAAAATACCCACAAACAGGACAGTCAATTGGTTGAATATCTAGATCACTATCTTTAATGATAACAAAACCGTCTTTGTGATAAATGACTTCTTTATTCGCATCTGACATATGAGTCTATTCCTTTGCTTCCGATTTCAATGGTTTGATCTACTACGTCTTTTACAGAGTCTACATGAGTAATTACCAAAATATTTCTAAACCACTTTTTTAATGATATTAAAAGACGATTACATGCCTCAACATTAGTCTCATCAAGTGAACCAAATCCTTCATCAATAATGAGCATATCTGTTTTAGGAAGTGAAGATACATTAAGTAGAGCTACTCTCATAGCTAGCGATGATATCATCTTTTCCATTCCTGACGCTAATTCAATAATTCTTTTACTATCACCGTAGTCAATAAAAATTTCTAAAGCATTCGAATCAGAATCAGCCTCAAGCTTGACAGTAAAATCTGCAACATTACTTAGAATCTTTTCAATCTCTATATTGATTACTGGTAGTTGCATTCTAATTATTTGCGTCGGTATTCCTTTTTTAGACCACGCCTTCATTAAAAAGTCATAAATCTTCCAGGATTTACGTAGTTCTGCAAAGGAATCTCTTTCATTCTGGTGCTTCTTTATTTGGCTATCTGTATTTCCCTTCATTTCTGCTGCGGAAATCCTCTGTGCGTCCTTCTGTTTAATCTGGGCACCAATCTCAGCTAATTTATTTTTAATCTTTCTAGCAGCAACTGTTAAATTTGTCGTATTTAGTCTAAGCTTCATTTCCGCTAAAACTTTTTTACATCGAATCATGTGATCTTTCGAGGTATCTAGATCTCGTGAATAAAGATCAAACTCAGATTGCTTTCTTGATAAGTCTACTTCGGAATCTGCAAGACGCCTAAGAAGCGTATCGTATTTGTCAATTTTTTCTTTTAGATTTTGATCCGAAAGTTTTTTAACAGTGCGCCTGATTGCCCGAACCTCAGAAGATAAATTGCTTACAATCTCTTTTTGCATCTCAATTAGATTCTTGTTTTTGTGTGAGTCTTTAATAAACTTGCATTTTGGAAATTTAACACCACACGGAACTTCATCAAGAATTTTTACAGATCTACTCTGGCTTTTAAGAAGTTGACTGGCAACTTCTTTTTGATGCTCAAGTGACGTTAGTGATCGTTCAAGATCTTGCAGGCTTTCATATTGAACTCTAATTTCTGAGATTGGAAATTGCTCTTTTACTGCCTCAATTGTCTCGATTTGTTCACTAATCTTTTCAATTTCATCTATGCACTTATTAGATTTCTTTGTCAAGATATCAAACTTCTCTTTTGCTTTTCTTAGCTCATCTTTTTGCTCTTCTACATCTTGCGGATCAACTAGATCGTCCTCAGTGAAATTGCTTAATTGAATCTGGATTTTTTGTTGTGCTTCTCTAAGCTCTGCAAGATCATGCTCAATTTCTAAAATTTGTGCATCATATTTCCTGCGATTATTTCGAAGTGTAACAATTGCTGCGTTCCAATCTCGTTCTGGATAATTGCTCATCTTTCCTTTGATTGATGCTGCATCTCTCTTAACGAACTCTGACATTCTTTCAAAAATATCTAAATCGAGGAACTTAGAAAGGATAGTTTTTCGATGTGATGTTCCGTGACTAATAAACTGATTCATGCTTCCTTGTGTTGCAAGCGATGTAACAAGGAAGTCATCAGCGGTTCCCAACATTTTTCTAATTGTCTTCTCAGTTTGTGTTCTTTGTTCGCCATTTAAGTCTTGAACAATATTGCCCATTGGATCAACTTGATAAAAGTTTAAAGAAGTTATAGCAGATACGTGCCCTTTTTTATCTTCTCTTCTCACGCTTTGACGTTCGACAACATATTTTTTATTATTTGCTGTTAGATATAGCTTGGTATTGCAGTGACCTTTTCGACTATTGATAATATGAAGATTTTTGATAGATCCTCGGTCAGTTGTATTAAATAAGCCATATGCTAAAGTGCCTACGATAGATGACTTACCGCTTCTGTTTCGCCCTAAGATTCCAGTAATGCCGCTAAGGCTGTCGAAATTAATTCGATTCCCTTTTGTATATGAAAACATATTGTCAAATTCAATATCATTGATAGACCACTTGACATTTCGTGCAATATCTTCATCTTGTGTTGCAAGTGAAATATAACGATTAACGAACTTAGATATCTCTTCCCACTCTTCTTCATCAAATGCTTCGGGTGATGCATAGTCCTCAAGAATCTTAATCTGAACTTTGGGATCTCTAAGATCTTCTTTTTTGATTAATGTGTCATTATCAATGATATCATTTGATGCAACACCCTGGTCGAACTTCCAAACAACTTCTTTTGCATTTCTAGAAACTTTAAGCTCATTATGAATTTGCTTAATTTCAAGCTGCGGAATATTTTCGGTTGTTCTAATTCTGAATCGTGAACCGTTCTTGAACTTTTTAGCTTCATGAAGCGTGTCTTGAACTGTCCCTTGCCAGTCAACTGTTACAAACGGGTGTGGGTTAACTAAGCGGTGAAATGAGACGTCGAAATCATCTTTAGTTCTAATATCCCAAAACACAAACCCTTTGTCTGGATCTTCCCCGTGGTTCTGCTGTACACTCGACCCTGGATAAATTATCGTCTTCTTTTTATTTAAGATCTGGAACTTGTGAATATCACCCAGAAGGGCGAAATCATAGTCGTCAAAGAAAGATACTTTGACTTCTCCGTCAAGCTCCCAGTTCTGATCTGTTTTTGAGCCAACAACGCAGCCATGGAATGTTGCAAGATTTACTTCGCCCTCTACGGGTTTGACGTCCTTCCAACCTTTTTCATCAAAGCAAGAAAACACACACCAGTTATATCCTGGAATCCCAGTCGGGTATGTCCCCGACTGTTTATAAAGATATGCATCCGCATGATTTAGCGCATTGAAAATCGGAGTAATAGCATCCTGACGTTGATCGTTTATCATGTTGCCATCATGATTACCTAAGATCATATGCAAAGGGGCAACGTCAGCGAGTGACTTCATCCAGTATGTTAGCTCATCGATAAGCTCTGGGGACATCCCTTGTGTCTTTGTGTGATAGATATCCCCGCCTACATATATAAGGTCAGGCTTAAGCTCCTGGCACTGGAGAATGAAATCCTGGAATACCTGGCGATACTCCTGGTGTCGAGATAGACTTCTAAAGTGAACGTCTGCTATATGTGCTATTTTAATTGTCATATATTAAATTATGCTTCCAAGCGTCATATTTTGAATTTTCGCAAGTAACCCTTGCGTACTCCCCCATTGTTTTGCGCTTTCTCTTCTTTTTAAGAATTCTTTCTTTGTCATATCGCCTACATCCTCATACTCTCCGTGATCAAGGATTCGAACAGGTACATCATATTCTAACAAAGATCTTGCTATTTTTACAGTTTTTGTTTTTGCGTCTGGATCAAGTGCTAAAAGAATCGGGGTTTTATTTTCAATTATCTTTTGAAAAAGGAGTGCGTCACGAGACAAGAATGAGCCTAATAAACAGACAGCATTATCATTGCACTTCACAAGATCAAATGGCCCTTCGACTAAAGTAAGCTCTTCTGACCAATCAATGTAAAGCTCATTGAATATTATTTCTTTTTTATCGACAGCTGCGTTGAGATATTTGGGAAACCTGCCTCCATCAATGTCGCGTCCGGTATAAAAATTAAGATTTCCCTCATTGTCATATGATGGAAGTATTGCTCGACGGCGGAATCCATTATGCAAAGAGACACCAAATTTAAAATACCACATATCTCTTTGAGTCATACCTCTTTTTTGCAAGTATGACAAGACGCCCCTAATATCGGGATCTTTGAGATTGATTCGGTTATCAATCAAGAAAACAAAATCATCAGGCAAACAGACTTTCTTAATATCATCAGCAGCTTTATCGATATATGCCATATCTGTTTCAAGAAACTTTTCACAATACTCTTTTAAATCTCTTGGGAAAAACTTCTTAAGAATTGGTGCGAGGTTTCTAGCTTTCAATCCGCAGACAAAACAGTGGCATAAATCATTATCAAGCCTGATGACAAATTTTTTCTTGTCACTTTTTGCGCATGCAGGGCATCTAACGTGGGCATTAATCCCGTCGTTCATCAGGTGTGCTTTTCCAAAGACCCCCTTAATGAAGGATATCTTTTCTTCAGTTGTTGCTAAACCCATTAATACACTATACAGCTGGATGGCCTATTTTACAAGTGTCTGTGCTGCCCTTGCAATCAAGTAAGCATCTGCCATATCATAGCACGAAGCTAGTAATACCTCTTGCCCTTTTCTTGGTCCTGATTTGAGGATTTTGGTGGGCCACTTGAAATCAATCTCACTTGAAACCCATTTGAAAACAGATTCTTTTGCATTGGTTCCTTTGGGTATTTTTAGGCCTACTGCTTTTCTTGCTGTGTTGACGTTAATCGCCTCAGGATCCTGGCCAAATATCTTGCGACCAATGAAGCATGTTATCCCGTTGAACTTTGAGAGCGTGGTCAGAGTTTTTGCTGAGGAGAATCCTGCTCTAAACTTTTGCAAGCTTTCTTCGATAAAGAAATCTGTGATATTGAGATTGTGTTCTTCTTTGAGATCACGCAAAGCTGTCTCAGCTAGATCAGCCTTTTGCCAGAATGTTAGCTTGGGCGGAAATGACACACTGGTCAAAAGAACAACTTTGTCATTGTCAAGGACGCATATTCCAGTACATGATGTGGAGATATCTAAGCCTAAGATTTGTGACATTTAGAGTACACCCATTTCTTTAAGAGCTTCTTTCGTCAAGATCACATATTCATCAATCTTGTTCTCAGAGCAGTATTTTCTTGCTGCAGTTGCTTTTAACATACATGCAGTGCTATTAACAAATTGTTTTGGCTTTATTTCTATTAACTCTTTTTTACCATTAGAGTATTCGATTAAAAAATCAGGTATATAGTATCTTTTGTAGTTTTTATTATCTTTTCCCTTTGTATGATATGCTATTCTTAGCGATTCATATTCAAATCTAATAATATCGTCACAATCATCAATATACTTCATATAAGCCTGCTCCCATGATGATCGATAGAAAAATGACATATTCATTTTAGAAGATTCGTATCTGCCGCTCTTGTGCTTATTGCTTCCGTAGGCCTTTACTTTACCCTCAATAATGAGACGTGATCTTGTATTTGACATCTTCTCTTTTGTCTCAGTAGTATGCCCTCCAAACATCGGATTCTTGCTTCCTGCGCACTTTCCTTTGTTTGCCTTGCCTATTTTTTCTTTTGTCTCTTTGCTGTGTTTCTTTCCCAGCATTGGATGGGCAATCTTTCCAGATGCATACGATTCTTTTAGGGTTTTAGTTCTTTTTTCAACAACTTCTGGTCGGGACATTCTCTCAACGTAATCATGAATCCCGTATAGTTTCTGGTTTTCTGTCCTGTGTCTTCCATAGCATTCTCGACTACAAAATATATTGTTGTTACTTTTTATCTTGTTTTGAGGAACTATCATATCTTTCTTACATGATTCACATCTTCTTTTTTCAGACGTTATGGTTCTATTTGTTTTGCTATAGTCACGCGTGGAGTTGTGATGGATTGTTGCACATGCCGGAGAGCAAAAATGTGTCTTTTTTTTAGATGAAGAGCTTCCTTTTCTTTTGAACTGTTTGTGACATGACTTGAGGTCACATCTTAATAAACAGAATGTAGACATGCGGCCGGACGGAAATCTTTTATATACAGTCTTGATCTTTTCGAATTTTATAAACATTAATGTCTCCTATAGATAAATATAGGAAAGGTTGTATAATATCAAAAATCTAACTTCGTTCTAAACAATATTTTATCTGTACTTTTCTTAATAACAGGTTGTGCGAATTTCGTTTTCATTATAACATTTAAGTTATCATCATGAAAATTCATTCCAGTAATTGCAACAAATTGTGAATTTTGATTATTTGCGTCTAAAGAAGCGGATGAAATAATATAGTTTGGATTTGACGATGAGTTAACCATTCCTGCAGGTGCAACTACGTCAATCTTGAAGACATGAACTTCATTTTCGCCTTTAAATGATATCTCAAAATGATCTTTGCCAAACATGGGAATATTTGGTGATTTTATAATTACGATTCCCTCATTGTAATAAATATTACCTACTGTATTCCACGTTGCATTCTTGGACTTGGTATTAGATCTATAAATATTTCCATAGCCGTCATCTTTAAGGGTTATAGAAATATCCTCTGCTGATCCTGTGACTGCAGAATCTGTTATCTCAAATGTTCCTGGCTTGATTTTTTTACCATAAAATAAGTTACTTATATCAAAGGCAACAATTTCATTTGATGAATCGTCTCTTGTTCTTTGAAATATTGTAAAAACTTCTCCTGGATCTAATCCCAAATCTTCGGGTTTGGCTCCCAAAATATTAGTATCAAATCCTGCACCTACATGAACAATATTGTCTCCAACAATGTTGCCTTGTTGATCTCTTCTAACAAGCGGATCTCCATCTTCATCTTTTTCAATTACGTCAACAATATAGTTTCTAAATGAACTTGACGGAAGAAGATTTCTTAAATTAATTAAACTTAAATCAAGACTATTAAGATCATTCCTGTATTTGTAATAATTTGACCCTGTTTTCACAGTAGATGTCGGCGCTGAGCCTGTTTCAACCTGATCGATTAGATCAAAGTTTGGCAAAAATCTTCCATTGTCGCATGGAAGCATAAATAAGTTTCTATATCTAACAGATCCCGTACTATATAAAAAATCATTACAAGAGAGCGCCCGGGTTGATTTAGTAATTTGGGCGCCGGTCAAACTCATTGCTCTTGGAAAGTTATTGGTTGCAAAGTCTCGAGTAAAGTTTTCAAGATTTAAATAGTGTCCGCCCACACCGTAAGATAGTGCAATATTAAAGGGGTCAATTGTTGAGCCGTCAACACCAAAGAAGGGTGTTTGCAAAATACCGCCGAATTCTCCAACTTGCTTTCTTGTAGGAGAGTATCTTGTAAAGAGTGGCGGAAGATAAAACTTAAGACCTTCTGTTTCTTTAGATATTCCTTTGCTAGTGCTCTTTAAAATTTCATCATCTGTTCTGTATCGATTAAAAATTCTTACTTCGTGGAGTTCTGCACTGAGTGGATGATCGAAGGTATAAGAAACTGGGTAATCATAGCTGTTGTCGTTATCTAATTTGGTAACTCCCTCTCTTTGTGATGGGCGATTTCCAAAAAATAGCGTTTGTCTATTTGTTCCTGAGTTTGTTCCCCCGTAGTAGTTACCGACTGATAATGCTGCGGGATTGAATGCTAAGGGAGCGGGCGCAATTGAAGAAGCAGTTAGATTAAATGCGCCTGCTGATTCATTGTCGATATAAAATGCGCCAACTTTACTATCTGATTTTGCCGCCCATCGAATTGCAACGTGGTGCCAATGATCTTTTTTAAGACGTCCTTCTTCAGAAAGAAAAACAAGGTCATTAGGATATCCCGATCCTATGTTTACTTTTTCAGGATGTTGATCTGCACTGTGACTTAATTGTAATTGAATTCTAAATGTATCAGCAAACCCATTAATATCTTTTGATGATCCCGTGACAAGAGAAACTGCATAATTTGAGCTTAGATGAAGAATTGTTCCCGGGTGATACTCAGCTGTTTGTTTTTGTGTATTCTTAGGTTTAATAAAGAATTCAAATGTAAATGCATCAGAGACAACATATGACCCTGAGATCCTATCTGTTCGCGCAATTGATGCGGAATTAGGGTATAAAAGTGTGGCATCCCTTGGGACATTTGATGATGTAAAAAAGTTTAATGAATGATAATTTGTAAACGCAAACTGTGAAGATGGACATCCAATTCGATATGCTGGCATAAGACCATTAATTATTGCTTGCTTTCGTCCTGTATCTTTTGTGTATTTGAACGATGGTTCAAATCTAATAATTTTAGATTCTACATCTTGTCGTCTAGATTTCGAAGTTTCATTTACTTTATTAAGTAGCTCTTGCGCCTGCCGATTAAAGGGCAAACTATTTCTTACATTCTCTGCTGATTTCTTTGCATAATCTTGAAATGCTGACCTAAACGTTTCTTCCCCAAAAAAACTAGAACTAAAGACACCTAAAGGAGCAGAATCCTTTATCATATCAGATTTTCTAGCATTTAAAGATACAGACCCAGTAATTCCTCCATATCCCCACGAAGAAGAATAAGAACTAGAGATATAGCTCTTTTTTGGTGATGCCTGTATTGTAACAAGCTCAAAATTTTCTGGGCCGACATTAAAGATCGACATTTAGTTCTCCTAGGAAACTTCTAGAAGTCCAGTCTAATTCTAAACGTAATATCCTTTTCACTGTTCTTTTCAACAGGACGACTAAGCTTTGCAACTGCCAAAAGATTTCCTTCTGCATCATGTAGACCAATTTTTGTTACAAATGTAAATGCTTTTTGCGATCCATCTTGTCGAGCAGCTGCATCAATTACAGCAATATTTCCATCTGAATCAAGGAACGTTCCGTTGGAGGAGTAGTTGAACTCATCTGCATTAGCTCTGCAGAAATAAAGTGTAGAATTAATATTTGTCTTATTTTGGAAAGTTGCCGCTGTTAAAGAGCCACTGCTAAATCTGCAAGAAGCAAAGTGATTAACAATATCATCAACAGATCCAGAAACAAAGAAGTCTGGAATAAATCTTGCATCTGTATTTCCTGCACCACCAACCTCTTGTCCAATAACAGTTTGACCTGCGGCGGCGCCGCGCCAAGCTGATGGACTCATAGCAGAAATTGTCCCTGATACTAACTGACCGCCTGAAAGGATTTTTCTTGCATCTAAAACCGCAATACCTCTATCATAGAAGATAAGTCCTACCTTGCTATTAGTGTTACTAGAGTTAACAATTTCTCCAACCCGTCCGCCCATATTTGTGCTTAAATCTGTGTTGGATGAATTTGCATCTGTAAAAATAATAGGTGTATCTTCTGTGGTTACATTGACATTTGGGCCAAGGGCAGGAGTTTTCGCAACGTTGGCACCTGTTGTATACATTTTAAATGCAAAAGTTTCCTTCTTGATTCCGTCTCGGGTAAACAGCCTTTTAAATGTCATAAAGAGTGCTTCATCAATTCGATATTTTGATCCTGCAGCCATTATAGTGTCAGGATAAGACTTCCCAGTTGCATTATACGACTGGTCGCTATCTTTAGATTCTGCAGCTGTATGATCTGTAAATGGTGCATAAAATGCTTTATTTTTATCACCAAGCAAAGACTTAGCAAATTGCTTATAGATGTCAACTTTTTCTCTCATCATTAATGAGCGGGATGGAAAAAGAAGTCTACCGGTTGACTCTTCACCAGACTGAACTCTTGTAACTGTAGAGCCTGAGTAGAAAAGCCCTACTGTCATATCTAAAACTGGATTGGCAGTCTGTAATGTAAAGTCTTGATCATATACAGTTTGAAAAAGAGAAGATGTTACACCTGGGCCAACGCCGCCTGTAACAAATACTTGATACTTTCTTCTTGTTGTAGATCCTGATATGTCTTCTTGAATAACATCAACTAGCTGCGTCAAAAAAGACTGTGCTGTTTGGATATCATTTTGGCTTAAAGCTTTCATATGTTCCTCTTAATATTCTATGAGTTCTTTTTAAGTGTGACTGTAACGTCTTTTGTAATTCCAGATTGCCGGCCTTGAACTCGTATAAATGTGCTAATTTGTGTCTTGTCTGTATTGCTACCAAATGTTGTAAAGTCGCTATCTAGTAATCGCTTCGGTGTAAGCCCAACAGTAAATAGGGATAAATTAGAAGATGTTTGTCCGATAACATTATAGTAATCAACATTATCAACTGACTGAAAGGGAACTTGACCCGAAACTTGCATATATCTTCTGTCAACAGAAACAACCAAAACTGAATCTTGAATTTCCTGTGGGATGTCTTGATTGCTAGCTCCTGTCATCTTCACTGTTATTGTATCTGACTGGGGTGATGAAATTACATTACTAAATGTTATTGATGTTGAGCTTAGAGAGTACGTTGCCAATGCAATTAAGTTTGGATCAGAGACTGTTACAAGACGAGACCTGCTTTCTAAATTACTATTTGTGAGCGCCTCAAATATCGGTGTATTCTTTTCTATTTTTTCTCTTCCGACTGCTCTGCCAAATCTTTCAATAACGCCGTAATCAACTTCGTCATCTCCAAGTGAAAAAGCTACAACTCTAAAACTTCCATCATTTGCTGCAAGTCTTTTTCGACCTTCATTTGTTAAAACAGCATCTAATATAATATTATTTGTGTCTTGCTGTAAAAAACCCATCTATATCTCTCCAAAGTTAATAATGTTATTATTCTTGACGATCATCAGCTATAATTATATCGACAGTCTGGCTTTTCTGTAAATCAGTGTTAAGTATTTGCAATTGAAAGTTTGCAGTTCCATTTAATCCGTTCCCGAGACCGTCAAAATTAAAAAGCTTTAAATCATTTTTAATAATCGCAAATGGCGTCGGAATGTTTTTATACAATCTTAAGTATTCAGGATCGAAATAAATTTTCAATCTTGAATGACCAGAATCCTTAATTGTGTCAACAAACTTATTTTGTAATACAAAAAAGTTAGGATATTGTATGGGCGCGCCCTCAGTTGAAAATAACTTACTATCTATTTTATTTGTAAATCTATTATATTTGCATTCTAGCTGTATGCTATATTGTGAGCCTAGTCCGTGCGCGTCTATTGATCTAACTGCATAGATATATTTTTTATCTGGGTCGATGTTTTTATCAATGAAATGATAAATTGGGCGCTTTGTCTTTTCTTTTAAAGACGGCATAATATTTTCGCCAGATGAGTAAAGTACTTCTGAATGATCAAAATCATACTCTTTTATAATTTCAAACGACTCTTTTATTGATGCTCGTCTAAATACTTGGAATCTTTTTATATCTTTTTGCTTATTTGCAGGGTGATTCCATGTAATTAGCGCACCATTATTTTCTTGATGCCAACTTACTTTTAAGTTTACAGGAGGCTTTGGCGGAACTTTTTCAATTGTGTTAATTTGTAATGACTTACTTTTTGCGCTTTGAACAAAAAATAATCTTTGTATGCAATCTGTAGTTCCGTTTTCTAAATCATCTTTTCTTCCGAATCTAACAACCGTGTTATTTGGTTCCACTTTGTTTGGTAAAAGGATCTTGCCCAGAAAAAGTGCAGATACTTGATATGCATATTTTCTACCATATGCAACATTCTTATCTAAAAATTCTACAACAGAATTCGCTTCATCATTCGAAGGATTAATGACCATCTTATCAACTAGCACCATGTTTCCACTAGATTTTATCTCAGTCTTCTCCAAAACAAAGCCAGCAAAAAGAAAATCAATGGAGCCTATTCGATAATTTGGTTTTTGTCCTACGTGTTCAGTGCTTTTGATAAAGTCAATTGAAAGATCACCAGAAGAGCCATCTCTTGCAAGATAGTCACCTATTTTAGAGCTTTGTATTCTTTCAGCAATTTCCTTAATAGGAAGAAGCTCTTCAGAATATACTCCAATTGGGTCAGTAATTGCTGTACTTATTAATGACGCCATAAGCTTTGAATTCAATGAGACATCAAATTTTGCATTTTTAGCATGTTCAAAGTTTTGTTCTACAACAGCAGTAGCTTCAGATTCATCAATATAATCTTCGTTTAGCTGGCTTATGTTGTTGATTGCGTTTGCAAGAAAATCATCACTTGGCCGAGAATTGTCGGGTAATTGTCGTCGTAAAACTCTAACTAAATCTGATTGGCTTTGCACTGCTCTTCTAAAAAAACTCTCTTTTACACTGTCGATTTCTTTTGAGATTTTTGAATTTTCTTCTGCGATCTTTTTTCTTGCTGTCGACGAAACAAGATCATATAGTCTTGTATCAATATTTAAATCTTGAAGCCCAATATTTACGAAGTAATTGATTCCTTGAGAATTTATTTCGTCGTTTATTTTTGAAATCTTGATTGTGGGAGTATTTCCTTTATTGTCAATTTCATCTTCTGCTAGATCAATTGAAGAAAAGTCTAAAGTTTCTATTTGAGGCGAAGTAGGTAGCTTAAAGAATAGCTGTGTATATCTGGGTTTTGCTTTAAGCATAGGGTCGCTTATTGCGGAAAACGACTGCCCTGTATCATCAACTGATTCTCTTGGTTCATAAAAATTATAAATAAATTTTGAAGCTGGTAAGTTTGGATTTTGTCCTTTAAGAAAAACAGGAATTGGAAAGTCATAATTTAAAACGGTGTCTGAGAACTTTGCAGCCTCTTCAAGGGGATAAAAAACATCATATTTTCTTTCAGGTAATACTGCGTCTAAATCAAGCGGAATATTCATCTTCTTACTCTTCTCCTGATTCCTTTATGACAACATTGTATGTTGTAGCTTGTGGAAGTCCGGCAGACTTGGGAATTTGTTTAAAAGATAGATTTCCAGGTCTTCCATCAATATATCTAGACCCTAGCTTACTATTAATTAAATCAGACTCTTCAATATTCGAAACAATATCGAAGTCATCCGGGTCTACAAAAATACAAAAAACTCTTTCAAAAAGTTTGGGTGCTGACACTTTGTCTCTTGTGAGTCCGGGGGTGATGAGTGAATTTTTTGGACTAAGCATTTTAGTAAATGTCATCAAATCTTTAGACGTAATAATGTTCTGGTTATCTGACGTTCCCTCTAAAAATAATTTAACTTCTTCAATTATTGGGCTGGTTTTTACTCCTTTTGTTAGACGATTCAAAATCTCCCTAGTATTTCTATCATCTTGCAAGTAATCAGCAAAACTTACATCTCTTCCCAAAATAGATGCAAGCTGGGCATTCATAAGCTCATGAAAATTTGCAAGATCTTGTTCGTTTGCATTCCTTCTTTCAAACTTTGGATCAATAAAGATATTTTGCTCATCTATTTCCATACCTGTTGTAAGCTTTATATAAGTTTTAGCAACGTAATCTAGTACATGATTTTTGAAAACTTGGGGCGCAGGTGAAGATCCAATATTGCCCTCAAGTGAAAACGGTATAATTTCTGGATCTTTATCTTCAAAGAACACTTGTCGAAACTTTATGTTGTTTTTTAAAACATTCTGCAAGTTAGCTGGAAAATTTCTCTCAGTTATTGATTTACTTATAAGAATTTGCTTTGATTCTGGATCAATAATTGAATTTGTTCTTGTTTCTGGATCGGAAACAACAGGATCTGTTACTTCATCAACAAACATGTTTAAATCAAATGTAAATTTCTTTTTGCTTACTTGGACTCTTTTTCCTAAAATTAAATCTCTTTTGTAAACAATGATATCAACAAATCTGTTGCTAAATCCGGCCGGGTCGAGTATTGGATTTTTTCCAAGTACTGCTCTTGTGAACCCAAATGGAATTCCAACAGGTAAGATATCCATATTGTCTGCCTCAGGCTCGTTTTGATTTCTTAGCATCGTCAAGAAAAAGTTTTCTTGTGCAGGATTTACCATAAAATCATCGAAATATCTTTCTTTGCCTTTCTTAGACTTGATTGATAAAAGCTTATTTTTTGAAAGTATAACTTGGGCCGGCTCTGTTGCATCATCAATATAACAAGCGACTCTTTTAAATGCAGAATTATTTTTTGGATTACTTTCATTATTAGAAAATGACACCTTTAGATTTTGAACAACTTCTTCAAGCTCATTAGCCAAAGCTCTCATCGTATCTACAAAGTCAAGAGCGACTTTTTGATCCCCTCTATACTCTTCTTTAAAACCATCTAAAAAAGTTTTTAATTTTCCGGGCGTATTTATTTCCTTGTCTCCATCAATATAGTGATCAAGATGATTCTTGAACTTAAACGTCACAGATTTATCTGCAATATGAAGCTGGATCGGAACCACACCTTGAACTTTCCAAAAATGTCTTAAGTTATAGTTTTCTTGTCCATTGCTATTCATTGCAATTTTATCGAATCTTAAGCCCACAAGATTGTGAATAATATGTGAGTAAACTGAAATGAGGAATGAAGTTAAAACTGACGGGTCTACTTTAGAAGAAATCATCCTGTTTGTTGTTGGATCAACTATTGAGCCTCGATTAGTCGATGCTTCAAATAACGCCTCAATATGCTCTAAAATATCACCAAAAATACTTTCGTTAATTTCATTGGTTCTTCCTACTGCAAGAAGTCTTCTTTCTATTTGTCCTGAATTTGTTCTTTTAAAGAGTATATTATTTGCAGATCTAATTTCATTAAGAGGAGATCCCGAAGCTGATCCTTGATCAAACCCTACTTTGGTTCCTCCCGGGACGCGTGCAAGATTTTCTTCATTTCCCCATGCTGATCTGGCAGTTTCAATATTCTGGAGATCTCTGATTACTCTTTTGAGATTTGTTATAGGTACAGCATTATCTGGACTTGAAAAAATCTTTCCAGGATATTCAGGATTTGCAATCCCAGATAAGGTTCGCATCTCTGGAAAGTCGTAACTAGGATCTGCGAAGTTCGTTGAATCTTCAGGAAATGCATCTGTCAATGTATATCTTGCATTTTTTGACAAAAGAGTAATCAAATTTTGATAATCAGCACCTGACATCGCCGGTTCACTTAAATCCGGCACAAGATTACAAAAATTTCTATCTTCTTTTTTCCCTATCGCGGTAATAAATGCAGTTAAAAGCGAGTTAATAGGATAGACCCAGAGAGGTTGATCGTCTTCTCGTTCTTCTGAACTGCGTATCCTATATCCGCCTTCTACCACTCTTGATGTATCTACTGTATACTTTCTCTTATGATTTACAACACCGTTATCGATTGAATCTTCAAATGCCGCACTTAAAAGGCAAAAATCAATTGTTTTATTAGTTATAAGCCCAGTATCAGAAAGATCAATATCATCAAGTCTATACTTTATATTTTCCAAAGCAGTATTTAGTATATTAAGAGGATCAAACTCTGGGTTTTTTAATCCGAGGAAATACTCAATTGTGTCCGCTGTATCTCTAATTTTCTTGGGAACTTCTTTAAGATACCTATCAATAGCAGTAGTATCTGGATCATTTCCTTCAGATGCAGAGTCTAATATTGGCTTTATGAGCTTGTGAAAAAGTGTATTAACTGCTAGAGAAGAATTATTGTCGCCCATCATATTTAGTTTTCCAGGTGAGTCTGGATCAAACGGGCGTAATATTTCGATTGATTCTGGTGCCTGATTGTAGACCACAGCTTTTGTAAATGAATTATTTCTATCAACTGTTGCAGGTGTTGGATTATTTTCGTCTATTGAAAAAAGTACATCTGCAAAGTTAGAAGAACGTGCTTCTCCTGTAATTTTAAAATCTTCCTTTAGCTTATTGATAAATTCATCATTTCCTATTGCAGAGCTTTGTAAGAAGTTTTTAGAAATTGAAGATATTAATAAGTTGCACGCCCTGTGAGTGGTAGGGTTTCTAAAATAGTCTCTTGCATCTAGACGAAATGAAAGGGGTTCAAAGTCTACAAAAGACTCAGCAGCTGCAAGTCTTGCAGTTGCATCAATTATGCCCTGATTGAAGGGTTTAAGTAAGTTTATTTCTGGTGTAGCATAAAGAAATCGCTGTCCATCTTTAGACCTAAATTCATCAAAATTTTCTGGTATTCTTTGTCTTATTGAGGGAAGTGAATCTATCTTTACTTTGCTAAATGCTGGTCCCATTAACAAACTTTTGATATCATGCTCTAAGTAATACATTAGCTTCGTAGCAGAAAAATTATTGATTTGATCTGGAGTAAACGAATGATTATTGATTAACATCGATCTAAAATCTTGCTTTTTCTTTAGCGACTCTGGTAAAAAATCATCTTCATCAAGGCGCTTATCACGAGCTTCTTCCATTTTTTCTGCTAGTGACTCTTGAGATTCTTTTATTTTTAGCTTTGAAATAAATTCATTTATTCTATTGGTAATATCAAAAATTTGTGATTGATCTGCTTCTGCTTCTTTAATTTTTTGATCTAGCTCTTCTATTAATTTTTCCGCAAGCTTTCCTGTTGGGCTATCTGGATTTTTTGTCATCTCATCAAATAAAGACTCGATATCATTAATTCTTATTTTTCTTGCATTAATCTGTGTATCGATGAAGCTTCCTTCTGGTGTGAGCTCTCCGGTAGATTTAAAAACAGGCTTAAATGTAAATCTTCCAAGAATTTCTGGTTTTTTAACCGATACAGATCTTTTATGTACAGAATAGGGCATTCCGTCATAATTCAACAGTGATCTTCCTGATGGAGTATCAATTTCAGGCTGGGGTGTTAAAACCTGAATGCCTGGCGCCATGGCGTTAATCGATCCCATACGTATCAAAGATTGTTCAGCTTGATCTACTTCTCTAGCTAATCTTGATGCTGCTCCGGCGGCATTTGATTGTGATTCGGCTACTTGGTTAAAAGAACTAGCATTTGGGGGATTATTTCTGGGCACAATACTTTCCTAATTAAAAGCTAAACGGGCTTAAGTTAAAGATTTTTTTAACTCGAGATATTTTTTGAACTTTTTTCACGCCTTGTTTTCGAATGAATGCGTTTGTAGATTTTGAAAAATTTCTATTTTTTGGTAGCTGGAATGTTGAAGCGCTACTTTCATTAATTTCTTGTCGCCCCTTGCTAAAAGCATTAATATTAGAACCTATAATATTTTTTTGTCGTGTAGCTATTTCATTGCCCGCCCTTGCTAAAAACTTAATATTATTCTCAGCCCGCTTTCCTTCTCTTTTTCTTCTTTTTATTTTTTCTACTTTTTTAGATTTGCTATTTAAATTACCCGGATTGAAAACAAACTTAATTCCTCTTTTGGCTTTTCTAATTCGGTTATTTAAAATAACAACGCTATCTGTTTTAATTGATTTAACAACAGATTCATCGAATCCTATAGCATTAACAATATACCTTCTTTTAATATCTACTTTCAAAGAATCAATATCATCTTGTAATGACATAATATTCATATTGGAAAAACTATTAAAATCACTTATATCGTCATTATCCAGCCTATCCAAGCTATCTTCCATAGTAAATGTTTTTGAATTGTCCTCTGATTGCGCGGCAACAGACGCAACGTAAGATGTCTTTATGAACTTTCTTTTATTTGTAAAATTTATAAATGTGTCTTCAGACAAGACTTCATAATAATTTATATGTTCATTTCCCTTTACTATCCAAGATAACTCTGATACTTTTTCTCGAACAAATCTATGATTTTGAATTTTTAACTTAGTATCTTCACTGCTAGGTATACGCATAAAGTCGCTAAATGGAATAATTGTTTTAATCTTTGTAGCGCCTAAATCAAATTCATCCTCAGGGGTAAATAAATTTAGTAATCTAAGTTTTCCATTTTGAATATTTTTTTGCTTTATAAAATCTTCTTCTTTTTGTGTTGGGGGAAGTATTCCCTTGTTTAAGAAAAGAGGATTTGAGTTTTTGCATGACTGATAAATATAAGGTTCACTTCCCGCTCTAATTACGGGTGTAAGTTCATCAGTTAAACTTAGCGGTTCTCTTAGATTAACTCTTACTTCATACTTGTATTTGGAGCCGGCTGAAATGTTGTTATCTGTGAAAATAAAAGATGAAACATTGGGAAGTTTATCCTCATCTTTTTGATCTTTTGATTCTGTCTTTGCAGTTTTAAAGTTACCTGGGCTTTCGGACATCTTAAAAGAGACTTCTTGCCCTGTGCTTATATTCATCCTTGTCAACACAAGAGAAATTTGAGGAGTAAGATCTTTTCTTCCTCTAATAATGTCTTTTAAGAAAACATCTGATTCATTTCTTCCTCCCAAAAGGGCTGCAATAAGAGAAAGCATATTTTGAGGCAATGACACGTCTATTTTTATTTTCACAGCACTGGAAGATGCTTCTTGCACTTCTGTTCTTAAATTTATTCCAAAATTAGAAAGTAATTTTTCATCTCTAAATATTGTTGTAGATCTATCTTGCGAATATGAGCATACACCACCTACAGACGTTGTTTTAATTGCATATTCATATGCGTGACTATCAATAACATTTTCATCAATAAGAGTAATAGTCTCTTTGTCTTTTGAGTCTTCAATTTTTACAATAGAAAACTTTTTATCACCTGCAGTAATATCTTTTCTAAGAACTGTTATAATTCCTTGATTGCTTACATTGCCTAAAATTACCACAATTCCTTCTTTAGAAGAATAGCTGCATACACCAATTTTGTTTTCAATTGAAATTGCAGGTGCATCAACACCTAAAAAGTTTGAATCTTTAAATGCGTATCCCGTTATCTTAGAAGTTACTAATGGTATGCTAGATCCGTTTGATGCATTTTTCCCGCTTTCAGGTATTGGAAAGACTCTAAAGTCTGAACCTGTTTCAAAACTACCTTGTCCCATAGGCCGTGTAATAGAATCATCAAAAACAATTGCAGGAGCATTTTCGTAGCCGACAGGAATAGCTCGATAAACGTAGCCAAAAGAATTGTCTATGTGGGGAAGATTGAATCTTTTTTTATTGTCTTCGTTATCATCACCTACAATAATAATGGTTTGATATGCCTCATCAAGCTTTGTGTTTGTTTGACTTTCAAAATCAACTGACGTTAAAAAACGAAAGGGTTCTTGCTTTTTGCTTGGCAAGTTTAAACCTACAAGTTTTCTTCTAAATATGTTGACACCTTTGGCATTGCAATTCGAAGGTTTTTCTATTGTCAGAAGAGTCTTGCTAAATGTCAAAGTTGATGCAGATATTTTAACTGGATTCTTTACTGTAAAAAAGACCTTTAAATCTTTTTTTAAGTCATACGGAACTGCAAACTCTAAGTCCTTTATAACCGATTTGTTCTTTTGACCTTTTTCAAAGAAAGAAAACAAAAAAGATAAATTTAAGTCTTCTACTGCATCTAGCTCTGATTTTTTTAGATCGAAGGTAATTTGAACTGGATATAGAGGATTTTTGTTTTTATTTGCAACTTCTTTGGATGCTCTAATTGCCTTTTCATCTCTTAATATTCTTGAAATAAGAAAACCCTTGTTTTTAATTACTGACAGGTTGTTTTTTCCAGATGAGATAAGAGAGATGCCGCATAAATCAACTTTTTGATTTTTAGAATTTTTTCTAAATGTATTAAGGGCATTCAAGTCTACGAGAAAATTAACACTTAGTTCGTATGCTTCATCGTCATCTGTTCCTACTTCTGCAATTTGTCCTTCTGGTAGTGTTATTTTCTTTCTAACTGTTTTAACCGAAGTGATTGATGTAAAGTCTGTTAAGTCTGTTCTTATTATTCTTTGGCCGCTTTTACTTTTCTTCTTTTTGTTTTTTTCTACTATTTTACCTTCTGGAAGAAACGGCAAATCTGGCGGAAGAAAAATATCATTAACACCTAGTCCGGGAATAGAGAATCCGGTAGGTATATTTTTTGAAATCTGGTTTTTAGTTGGATTCTCTGATCGAATAAACTTTGGTGTTTCAAATCCTAGCAAAAATGGCATTAGTCAAACTCCAAAGTAAACATATTAACATATACAGATGTTTTTCTGTTGTTTGTCTCGGGGGAAAATAGCTTCCCAACAAAATAAACTCTTTTTGTGGGTCGATCCGGATCACCTGTTGCAAATTCCCCAAAATCAATTGCTTTTAAAGGAGTTATAAAATCGCCTGACGTATCATAAAGTTGACAAACTAAATTATTAGCAACTGACGTATTTGTAATTTCAATATCTCTTCTCGGCAAAAACATTACTTCGTTATTGTAGTCTTCTAATGAGACAATATCTGCCTGGGAGTTATTAGGATAGTCTGCCAGGAGCTCTCCTTGATCATCTGCTACATTTGATTTATTTCTTGGTGGTAAATATTTATAGCAGTCAATATGCGACAGGTGCCTATCTTGGTCAATACTTTCAGCGTCACGATCAATTTCTGCATCTGGGAAAGAGCAAAAAGAATCTATGTTATCATTTCTTATTTCAAACTGTATTTCATTTTGACTTATTTTAAAATCTTGATCTTCTAAAAACGGGTCAATGGTTGCGACAGTTTCAAGAGACTTAAAATTATTTAATGTAGAGTTTAAAATGCTCTTCATTATTGTTTGGTATTCTGACCCTGTGATTACATTCTTTGATGCTGAATTGAATTGGACAAGTCTGCCATCCATAATACTTACGGGATTTGCAGAAGACCCAGAGATTCCTGACACAACTTCTGCAACTGCATTTCCAAAAACATTGGTCTCTAAAACAAGCACATCACTAGGAAGAGAAGACGGAGCTTCAAGTTGTATTAGTTCAGATTGGTCAATTGTTCCGCTTGCAACATCTTGTCCGTAAAAGATGTCTTTATCGGTAAATGTAACATATTCTACACCAAAGCCACCAAGAGCTAATTGTCGGCGGCCTTCTGCTGTAATTACGGTATCAACAAATCTTTTTTTGCTATCTAGTAAACCTGACATAATTGTTATTCATTAAAAAGAAATAGATCTCTACTGTTAAATATACAAGCAAATAAAAAAAGGGGCCCGCCGAAGCGGGCCCCCAAAACTAAGTTTATTTTATACCTCCCTATGGAGTGCTATAATTTAAAGATGTTTATTATGCTTGGCCGTGAGCTGCTACAGCTGCAACATCAACTGAGAGCACGTCACCTGCTACTGGCTCTGCTGCACTGTTGAACTCAACCTTGAGTCCGCCGAATGCGTTGCCTGATCCTGTTAGGATATAGCTGGCTACATAATCATATGATGATCCCGACTGGAGCAAGAGACCATTGTTATAAACTCTTAGAGAGTTCATTCTTAGTGATTCTGCGCCGGTCGCACCAGAGAGAATTAGTCCTGGATTGTGAGCACCTGCACCTGAACCTGAATACACCATAGACGCAATTCCGTCACCTGCAACAATTGATCCCTTTGTATTGGCTTCAGTATCTGCTGCTGTAGCAGTAACCAACGCAAAGTTACTTACAAATGAAGGCTCTTTCCAGCCTATTGCTGTTTCACCAGACAATGTTGATGCACCTAATGCTAACGTATCGGCATCACTAATTGTAAATGTGTTAGCTGTTACTGTTGCAACGGCGACACCGCCTGGTGACAACTCCACTGTGGTTCCTTGCACTGCTGCCGTAGTAGCTGCCATAAGTGTTAGTGTTGAAGCAGCACCAACTTGAACTCCGGCGGTCGACGAGTTAAGATTTACTGCTCCGACTGCATCAAGTGATAATGTTGAAGTTCCGTCAATTGTAATTGCACCAGAAGCATCTAGATCGAATGCTGCAGAGTTAAAGTCAACTGCGACATCAGCTGTTGTACCGATGTTAATGCCACCTGCACCATCAAGTGATAATGCACCTGCAACTGCGTCAACATCAACACCACCAAGACGAGCTTGGATTGAAAGTGTGCCACTGTCTGCATCAAGATTCAAGCCTGTTGAACCAGAGATTGTAAGTGCACCGTTTGTTGTCACGTTAGACGTGCCAACTGCATCAACTGAGAATGTTGAAGTTCCGTCAATTGTGATTGCACCAGAAGCATCAAGATCGAATGCTGCAGAGTCAAAGTCAACAGCAACATCGGCAGCTTTACCGATATTAATGCCGGTTGCACCATCGATGTCGATAGTTGTAGCAGCGTCAATGTCGATTGCACCTTGTCGACTGTCCATATCTATTGTGCCGGAATCGTTCTTGAGATTTAATCCCGTTGAACCTGACAATGTCAATGCACCGTTTGTTGTTACGTTAGACGCACCAACACCATCAATTGAGAATGTTGAAGTTGAGTCCATTGCATATGTGCCTGTAACATCAATATCAAGATTTGCACCTGCGTTAATGTCCAATAAATCAGCTGATGTAATATCAAGTTCACCAGATGTAACTGTGGAAAGGACCAAAGTAGCACCCGTTGCAGTCAAGTTTGCAGCAGAAGTCGAGTCAAGAGACAGACCAACACCATCGACTGTAATTGCACCAGAAGCATCCAGATCCCATGTCGATGCATTGAAATCAACTGCGACATCAGTTGATGTACCGATGTTAATGCCTCCAGAACCATCAAGAGCTAATGCGCCAGAAAGCGCATCAATGTCTAGAGCTGCAACAGATTGCAATGCTGATCCTTCAAATGTTCCTGATAAATAAAGCTTATCCTCACCAGGTGAGTACCATAATCCTGAGTCTGATGCTACTGATGAACCATCTGCATTTCCGTATGCAACTTGTTGTGATGTTACACCACCGCCTGCGACGCTATCAACATATGCCTTTGTGGCAGCTTCGAGGCTTTCTGCTGGATTTTGTGCAAGATAAACACGTGACGCAGAAAGAACGAGACCTGATGATGAATCGCTAATAGAACTGAGGGCAACACCTGCAGATCCTGTAAATGCGGACATACCGCTAAAATTTAGCTGATTGCCGCCTAATTTTGTTTTAGCCATTATTTTTCTCCTTATAGAAATTTGGCTTGCTGTCCGTTTTTCAGACGGGAAATACACACCATGTGCAACCACCAGTACTTTGGACAGTCTACATCAGCATCGTTATAAGGATTTTAATATGATCAGGTTTAGAATCGGGATCAGGATTTATATGTTTATATTTATTTAGATGAAGTTAACCGCTTGAGAGCCTTAAGGTTTTCATGGAAGCTTCGTTCATCCGAGTTTAAATATGCGACCATCAAGCTTTTTGACTCATTTTTTTCATCATTAAATACGAAGGTTACGATACCTCGGTCAGACTTTCGCCAATCTACCAAAACTAACCCGTTGCTCTGAACGAAGGCAGCAAGTGCTAGATCTGATGTTTCAAAAATTGGCTCTGTCATTCTTATCTCCTGATATACATTGTAATATATGTCACAAAGCATTCATCATACACATTTAAATATGCACGTTCAGTGTTTTGATCTTCTTCTGACCGAAAAAAAAGAGCCTTGATATCAGTAGCTCGGTCGATAGATTGAATTAATTGAATCTGATGCTAACGGGGGCAAGGTAAAATTAATTGTGCTTCCGGTAAGTTCGTAATCATTTGATGAGCCCGACGTTTGAAAGAGGCCGTTTACGAATAACATTAGGTCGGTTCCGTTGATAGGCACCTTATTTAAAGTGAATGTCATATTGACGCCATTTTTGGTTCCTGCTGGTTGCTCTCCAAAAACCATTGCAGGTTGCCATATTGCCTCAGTTGCTGACCTTGCGACAAGAATTGATCCTGACGTTGGGGCAGAGCTTCCGCTGATTGAGACTGTAGATGTTGCCGTCTCCAATGAACCTGCCTTGACACTGCTGCTTTCATCTGAAAATTCAAATTGAATATTACTTCCGGAGGGAGGTGTAAATGTAAATGCTATAGATTTTGGAACTGCTGAATAAACATAGTCTTGATCTGATCCTGACGCCATTAGCAAACCATTTATATACACACCCAAACTTGTAGTTGGATTCGGACTTCCTGTCACAAAGAATGTTGAGACTGTTCCGCTTGTTTCTTTGTCAGCTTGCTCACGAACTATGATTCCAGATACTGTTGAACCTCCACCTGTGGCAGTAGATGCAATTGTAATTTGGCCGTTAGATGCAGAAGATACGGTTACATTATTTCCTGCAACAATATACGATGATCCGTCAGAAAGTTTTGTATGAGACCCTGAGACATTTGTTACGGTTAGTGTATTTGACGTTTTATTAAATGCAAAGGCTGAAT